ACGACGGGCGTCCTTCAGCACATGGTCTACCTGCGTGATATTGCGAGCAACCCAGTGCCGCTGGCGCCTCCTCGCAACACGAGCACCTACGGCATGAAGCTCCCCTACAACTTTAAGATTGGGTCCTAGTAAATGAGACCACTCGATGACATCCTTATCGGTTTTTTCATATTCTTCGCCATCGATCGGCTTGTGCGTCTGTTCAGCAATACAGTGGTGGCTGGCGCTCTCAAGGCGCGTGGTGCCAGCCCAGAGTCGGTAGAAAACTGGAAGACGGGTGTCGAGGCGGTGATTCTGGGCACGGGTGTCCTGCTCGTGTGGCGTTACAGACACGCTCTGGGCCGCTTAAACAGATCGTGAGCTCTATGAATAAGATGAACCAGTATCGCGATGAGACGATGTTGATGTGTAAACACAAGGGATGGGACAAGGCTCCCGTGAGTACCGTATGGCTACTCTTCACGGAGGAGGTGGGGGAGCTCGCCTCGGCCATCAGGCAGTATCACCGGGCCTATCGCAAGTCTGGGCTCAAGAAGGACAAGGGGACGGACGTGGTGACGGAGATGGGTGACGTGTTCAGTTATTTATTTCAACTCGCGTCAATGCTCAATGTAGATCTGGACCAGATGTGGTCGGTCCACCGGGAAAAGGTCCAGCACAAGGTGTACAAAGAGAAAAATGTCGGCGTATGTTAATGGCGACGGCTTGGATGATTAATGATGACTTGGCCATAAATAAATTTAACCCGTACACGTGGTCCGGTACGTATGGCGTGCCTACGGACGGCTCCAAGTGGAAGAGCGACGGCACCTACACCGTAGAGATTGACGAGCGTCCGACCGTGTACACCGACGCCAACCCTGCGCTCAAGGACTTCAACCCAGTCCATTTGATGCGCTCGGGTCCTATGTATCTTAAAGAGTCGGCGAGTCTCCCTGCGCCATTCAACGGCTTCCCCGCCCGCAAGTACGAGTTTGATAACGGCGTCGTGACGTGGAACCGTCCTGATTTGTCTCGTGGCTCGCGTGCCGAGTACGCGTTCCAGGAGCCAAGAGCCAAGACGTGGGATCTGTGGCTCGTCTTGCTGATCCTCATAGTGGCCGGTATCATTTACTCGCGTAGGGGCCGTTAGATGGATGCGACGCGTGGAGCCACCACCTTGATGAGCTTTTTTGCTAAATTTTCCTTTTCAAAAAGGGCACGTTTATCCAGCCCGGGGCAATAATGCGTCTCGAGCTGAATACACCTGGCACAGAAATTCCCCGTGCACTCCTTGCACGTCAGAAACTTGGGGCGGTGCGGGCACTTCCAACCCGGGCTCGGGGCGGTCTTGCGCTCCATCTAGTACTACTTGACATTTTGGAACGGCCGCCACGTCCCACTGTACTTCACACAACCCATTTTCTCGCGCCCGTAGGACCCCATCCCAAAACTTTTGCATTGTTTCCAGGTGCTTGGCGAACCACTCGCGGTCACGTGTGACCCGCGTCACCATGAAAATCTCGGGCTGGTCCACCTCCGCGTGGACCGGCGGGAGCCCGTGCTCGTTATAGGGCCCCTTGGTCGGCACGTAAGCCTTGCCGGCGGGCCGATACTGCACGAAATCACAATTTTCAAAATCGAGAATTTCGAGCAAGAGCTGGATCTGTGGCAGATAGTGCTTGGGCACCTTGTCCTCGATCTTGCGCGTCAGTGGGCACTTGATCTCCAAGAGGATCCCATCCTCCGTGACGCCGTCAGCCGACCCCCCGAGGAACGGGTACTTGGGGTGCTGCACGAGCCCAATCTCGTGGGACTTTTTACCACAGCGCTCGTCATAAAGGTCGCGCGCCACTGGTTCCAAGAGGGTGCCATGAGCCGTGGCGGCATTGCCCGCCCAGGCCGTCTTCAGCACCTTTTTACGGAGCAGATCATCCGGCCGTTCATAGCGATTGTGACCGAGCGCACTCGCCACGTCACTGGCCGTCAGCATGGTCTCGCGGAGCGCCAGCCACTCGGGGCTGCGCTGGTCCGCATACGTTCGCCCCAGTAATTCGACCACTTTGGGATCCATTCGTTTTGAAACGCCGGTCCGTCTTAAGTAGTAGTTGTGCTGCGTTCTGCTCAGCCTGCTTCTTGGTACTCGCGAACCCACAACCTAGTTCCTGCCCATCCACGATGACCGTCACCATGAATGTGCCGTCCCGGTGAGCGTCGACCCGATAGTCGGGAAGGGCGAGCTTTTCCGCCTGGCACCACCTCATGAGTTGATCCTTATAATTGTCGTCCGTGAGGTTCGTCTCAACCTTTTCAAACGACTCGATGATGAATCGTTTGGCATGGACCATCCCGAGGTCCAGATACACGGCACCTATGAAAGCCTCGAATACGTCCTCGAGAATCTTAGGATTGGTGTTCCACCCGTTGCGCATGCCCTTTTCGTCCATGATGATCCACTTGTCAAATTCAAGCGTCTTGGCTATGGTGGCGAGCGTCGTGCCACGGACCATCTTCGTACGGGCCTTTGTCAGGAACCCCTCCTGCTCTTTTTCATGCTTGTCAAACAGGAACTTGGTCACGACGAAACCTAGAACGGAATCACCCATAAATTCGAGCGTCTCATACGAGGACCCGAGATTCTCAAAGCGCTTAAGTGCGGATTTATGGGTGAATGCGCGTGTGTAAAGTTTTTGATCTTTGATCTTGGTTCCCAGAAGCGCGTCAAGGACGCTTCTGGGAGGACCTGGGATCGGCTCCTCCATCTTGTTGTATATTATTACACTAGGTTTAAGCCTCAAGGGGCGTGACGGAGTCACGCAGCCTTGGGGTCCGATTCGCTGCGCGAATCGTCTCTACTTCTTCGCCACCTTGGGGCGCGCAGCCGCCGGCTTCTTCTCCGTCTCGGCCTTCTCCACGACCGGCTTCTCCGCCTTGATGTAGTGCTGGTTCAGGTACTTCTGGATGTTCAGGAACGTCACCTGGGTACCCTCCGGCACGTTCAGCAGTGCCTTCAGGGTCTCGTCCAGGCTGATGTTCTGGCCAGCCTTCAGCGCCTTCTCCGTCACGTAGGCATTCACCGCCTTGGTCACGGCCGAGCGGGAGATTAGCTCACCGGCCGGCAGACTCAGGAACTTGTGCAGAGCCTCGGTCACCTGCTGGGGCTTGTTGAAGCCGTTGTTCTGTGCACGGGCCGCCTTCTTCTCGCCCGTCGGGTCCTCGATGTCACCCAGGACCTTGCGGACCATCTTACGCAGGGACTTCAAATCCTTCTGCAGGGCCTGGACATCAGCAGCAATAGTCTCGAGCGTGGCAGGAGTAGACATCTTCTACTATGTACTGGGCTCGAGTCTTTAAACCAGGAGTAGCGCCATGAAGACCATCAGAGCCACGAGAAGCAACATGAAGAAGAACCTTCTGTGATATGGGGGTTCAGGTGTCCGTGGGACGGGGGCGAACGGCGCCTCCCATTTCCGCCACGTCGCCATATCACTCGTCTTGAGTTCCTCACCAAAGCCAGGGGGTAGATTCACACCACGCGTTTGTTTATATTCTCCAATCATTGATGGTGGAGACTCTGAGCAGGGGGGGTTGCAGCACCCAGGGGCGCATGGATGGACGATACCGTCCTGTCGATCTATCCAGCCGCAAAACGTCCCCGTGAGGCTGGGCAGACACATGCACCGCGTGTCGCACATTGATATCTAACGAGAAATTAGTCGGTGCGCCCAAGCACTCTTTGTTTAAAAATTTTCAATTACTAAAGATGGAGTTTGGTGCCCCAGTGAAGCTGCCAGACGGTCGCCGCTTCCTCAAAATCTCTGGTTGCGTGATTCAGTTGAACAACGTCAAGGTCCAGGAGGGTCTGACCGCCGCCAACCCGACGCTCGAAGTCCCAGAGTCTCTTCAGGAGAAAATCTCGGTTCTAGATGAGGAGATTGTTTCCCGTGCCAAGGCGGACAAGCAGGCGTGGTTCGGCGCGGACCTCAAGGACGATACCATCCAGGGCGCGTTCCAGTCGAGCTTGACGGACGGCACGCTCAGCGCCAGCCTCGCCAAGGTCAAGGGGTCCGTGGTCACCAAGGCGTTCGACAGCCAGAAGGTGGCCATCGAGCTCGAGTCGATCGGCGAGGGTGCGCAGTGCGATGTGTTGGTCGAGCTGGCCGGTCTGTGGTTCCTGAAAAAGTCCTTCGGTGCCGTGTGGCGGGTGGTTCAGGCACGCGTCCGCGCAGCCCCCAAGGCTCCATCTTTCCCTACCCAGTACATGTTCGAGGACGAGGTCGAGGAGGCGGCAGCAGAGGACGATCCGGCCGACTACATTGACTGAAAAAATTATCGGTACCTATTAATAAATGCTGAACCGCAAGACTATCGTGGCACTGGTCCTCCTGGCGATCCTGGCATTTGTGCTGTTCGCACCCCAGATGAGCTTCTTCGCACAGGCGGCCGGTGGTGTCCAGGGCGACGGTCTGGCCCGCCCGGGTATGACTCTGAACGCCGCTCCAGTGGACGGCAGCGCCGCCTCGTACGACGTGTCCGCAGCAGGCCTCATTCCCCGTGAGGTGGCGGTGACTGAGGATTTCGGCAAGTTCGCCCCGGACCAGATCCTTCAGGGCCAGAACTACCTGGACCCGCGCAGCCAGATTGGCTACCCGGAGACGATCGGCGGTGTCCTGCGCAACGCCAACCAGCAGTTCCGCAGCGAGCCGACGAACCCCCGCGCCCCCGTCAGCATCTTCAACCTCAGCACGATCCCCCCTGACACGATGCGCCCGCGTTTCGAGATCAGCCCCGAGTACGCTTAGTTGCGTCAGTCCTTGGTTAAATAAGTGCTTGGTAAATAATAGATGGCCGACTTTGCCCAGATTATGAACGAATGGATCACTCTCAAGACGCAGCTCTCGGCGGCCCGCAAGGACCTCGCCGTGCTCAATAAACGTGAAAAAGAACTCAAAAAGTTTGTGACGACCCACATGGCTCAGAACGATATCGACACCGTCAAGGTCAAGGACAAGGTCAAGGTGAACCTCAAGACGAAAAAGACCAAGGGTGGCATCACCAAGGATGTTATCCGCGTGGGTCTTATGAATTATTTTGAGCAGGATGCGGCCCGGACCGATGGGGCCCTTTTGGCCATCATCGCGGCTCAGCCCGTCAAGGAGGTGGCTTCGGTTTCGGTAAGCGGGCTTAAGGCTTAGGAACCCTAAACAAACAAGTAAACAATGGGTCTCGGTGACGAGTACTCACGCGACGCTCTGTTCAGGCGATCGGGTCACAACGACTCCGACTCGGACCCCGATCGTGAAGAGAGCCCTGAGCCCCTCCATCCAGAGGATTGGGAGGCGATGTATTGTGATGAAATTTACGCAGACGTGTGCCGTATCCAGGGTTTCGCGTGGGACAACCACGCCCTAGTCCTGGCGCGCTATGGTGTGGCTGAATACTGCGACCTCCTGCACAACCAGGACAAGTGGTGGAAGGACGTCAACCTCAAGATGCCCGTGGTGGCTCTATGGAAGAACCTCAATCTAGCGTCTGAACTGGACGCACAGGCTTTTCAGAATTGGCTCGAACATTATATCCAGCTCTACTAGTAAAAGATGCTTGACTTGGCCGCTCCCAAGGTGGCTGTGCCTGCGACTGTATTCATGGTGGTCCAAGCGCTCGATCAAACGCGGGAATATGCCGCATTGCTCGTGCCGCTCATCTCATGGATCATCATCAAGTTTATCCTCCGTCTGACTCTAACCCGTACTGACATCATCGTGACTGGCGTCCTGTCCGGCCTCCTCGGCGCCGTGCCCGTGCCCGTCGACGAGAGCATCGTTGTGGTCCTCAAGGGCGTCGTCTTCCTCTTTATATTTTCGTATTTAAGAATTGCCTTTCCTACTTATTATTGAGCAATGAAATGGCTCGTCATAGGGCCGGGGGCGATGGCCTTTTATGCGTTCCTAGGACAACTGTCACAGATGGATCTGAGTCGGGTCCAGGGTGTGAGTGGGGCGAGCGCGGGTGCGATTCTCGGTTTCCTATGGGTCGTGTTTGACGGGTCCATCCCGGACGTGCTCGACTTTGCACTTCAGGTGCCGATTGCCAAACTCATGAAATTAAATATAAAAAATTTTTTAAATAATTTTGGACTCGTGCCGATGCACAACATCCGACGGGCCCTGTCCAATGCAATTTTTAAAA